GACTCGCCAATGGTTCCAGCCTCAGCAACTGAGCCAGCGGTTCCAAGCGCCGTGACGCGTGGGAACTGGATGTTGTTGCCAGTCGCCGTGCGGACCACGGTGACGATGCCTGGATCGAGGAACGGATTGAACTGAGCCGCAACGACGTTCACGCGGTCGGCGATGGAAACTGGGTTTCCAAGTCCTGTCGCGCGGGTCACATCGCGGTACTCAAACATCTTGCCGCCGCCATTGCGCCCAAGAGCGCGCAGTTCGGCGATCTCGTCGTCAGACTTCTCAGCCTTCGGAGCGATGACAGAAGCGAACTCAGCGCGAACCGCGTCAGCGGCGCTGCGCGCCTCGGCTGCGGACTTCTCGCTGCGGATCGCCTCGGCGATTACGCCAGCCTCGGCTGTAAGAGCCTCGAACTGGTTCTTCTTGTCGCCTTCAAGGGCGACGCCCGCCTCAGCAGCCTCAGCAACGATGCTGGTGGCCTGCGTGAGCAGGTTTGCACGGGACTCGTGCAACTTCTTGATGTCTGCCATTTTGGTCAGACTCCTTTCTTCTTCTGGTTTTCCACAATGTTGCGGCTCGCCTAGCGGGATGGTCTTTCGCGGGCTTGCGTACTTAGCGCAGCGGGGCGAGACCTCGTGGCTGTTAGAGCGATTCAGACTCCATGCGCGCAAGCACGAGCCGAGCCTCTGCGACTGACGAGTCAATCGCTTCGGACTTTGGCGCGAGTTTTTCACGCACGGTGTCAATCACCTCGACGTCCTCCAGGGTCAGCGGTGTCGCCGACTTGATGGACTCGATGGCTGAGATGAGGCGGTCGCCGTCTACGCCCATGCGCTTGGCAACCTTGCGAACGCTGGTCAAGCCGAGCGTTGCTGGGTAGGCTGGCGTCTGCCCTGCGGACAGGACGCTCACCTCAAAGAGATTGACTTCGCGGAGTGTGCGGAGGTCGTCGTCCCACTCGTCGCCGTTCTTCGGAATCGTGAAGCCGAACGACATGCCCATTGCGCGAGCCTCGTGAGTGAGTTTGGAGATGACGCCTGCGGCATCTGGGTCGGCTGGGTCAAGGCGAGCCTCAACCTTCAAGCCGCGCTCGTCTTCGGTGAGGCTGAGGCGGCCGCTCGCGGTCGTTGCGAGTGCGCGCGTCTCGTCATGCCCAAAGAGGAAGGAGACAATCTTCTTGCCGTCGGCAACTCGTCCGAGTGTTCGTCGGAAGGCGCCTGGAGCGATGACTTCGGTGAACGGAAGTCCAGCCGAAGGTGCGCCGAAGAGCGCAGCGTAGCCAGTGAAGGTCTTCTGTCCGTCTTCGCCTTCGGTCACGGTGAAGTCGCCCATCGGGAGTGCGCGGGTTTCAAGTTCCTTCACGTCAAACCTCTCTTCAGTTTCTAGCGGCGCGAGAACGCCGTCTGCCCATTGTAGAACCCTGTCTGCACCATTTTCTGCTGTGGGGTCTACTCCCCAAAGCAAGGCGGCCACAGCCCCAGGTCCTGGCCAGTTCTCGTCTGATTCGTTGCTGTTTCGCGGGACGCCTTCCCAGTCGCCACGGTGTCGTAGAATCCACGCGCGCATGCGCGCCACCTTGTCATCCTCGACTTGTCCTGCGCGAAGTTGCCGTGCTTCCTCAATCGTCTCAGGCTGCAAGCCGTCGCCGCCGAGTCCCTGCTCTTCGTAGGTCAAGCCCTTCGCTGCGGCCGTCTGGATGTATTCAGGCACGTCAATCAAGACGCGCACTTCGTCCTCTGGGTCAATCTCGTCCATCGTCAAGCCCATCGCCTCATCTGGCGTGTAGGCAGGGATGCCCATGCCTTCGGCTGCATCGCGCGCCTCGTCGTCGTTATCCACGAGGAAGGCAATCTCGTCGCCGTACTCTTCCTGCAACTTGGAATACTTGTATGCCTTGAACGCCTCGTTCACGGCTGGATTGCTCTCGCCGAAGTCCTGCAGGTGGATTTCCTTGTATGGCACGAAGTTGTCGTCAAGCCATCGCTGCGTCTCAGCGAGGCGGTCAATGTTGCGAGCCGAGACGACGATGACGTCGTAGCCAAAGTCGTTCACCTGACTCTTCAGCCAGTCAATGTAGGGCTGGTTTGGCGTGTCGCCAGTCGTGGTCAGCGTGCCGTCAATGTCAGTGATGATGTAACTCACTGCGGTGGCTCCTGGGTGAGTGTGCCGATGTTGAGCGGCTTCCAGTATTCGTTGCCGCCGTCAACTGGGGAGCGGTCTTCCAGTGATCGCACTTCGTTCACCGAGAGGAAGCCATTGTTGAGCGCGGTCGCGTACGAGTTGTATCGCTCCTGCGTCGTCGCGCGAAGGAGTCCGTCCAGCGTGAACTTCAAGAAGGTCTGCTGGCTGCCTGGCACGAGTCGCTGGAAGGATGACTCAAGGCGCGCAATGAGTGGGCCGAGTCCGAGCCTGAGCCACTCGATGCCGATGACTTCCACCGACGAGTATGAGGTGTTGCCGCCTGGGTACTGGAGCATGTGCAGTGGCACGCCGTAGATGCGCGCGATGGCTTCCACGCCGTAGTGCATCGTCTCCACGAGTTGAAGATCGCTGATCTTCATGCCGAGTTGCTGATAATCGGCGCCGCCAGTAAGAACCGCTACGTGCCACGCCTTCTCCACGCCTTCGTGTCGTCGGCTGAAGCCAGAGCGGAGGTTGTCTGCCTGCTCCTGCGTCAGTTCGCCTGGAACCTTGACCACGCCGCCGAGCGTCGTGCCGTTCTGGTAGAACTTCGCGCTGAAGATTTGCGTCGCGCTTGCGAGTCCGAGCGTCACTGCGTGATGCTCAACTGGCGAAAGTCCGCGATGGTTCTCTCCTGTTGCGAAGAGCGGGATGTGGACAATCTCTTCAGCCGTCAGGACAACATGGCCCTCGCGTGTCTCAACATGATAGAGAGGCTCGCCGAACTCGCCTGACTTGATTTCTACTTTCTGCGGATCAAGGACTCGCGTCTCGATCACATTGTCGGATGAATCGCGCAGGCAGAGGATGAACGCATTGCCGTCAATGAGCATGCTCGTGACGACACGATGCTTGAACTCAAAGGAGGTGAAGTTCGGGTTGTTTGGGATCGGTGTGTCCATCCAGCGCGGTCGCGGACGATACGGTCGGCGCGTTCCGTCAATGCGGATGTAGGTGTCCCACGGAAGTCCTGCAACGGTGTCGGCGTACAACTTCACGGCGGCATAGACGGCGCCGATGCTTGTGGCGTTCTCTTCGGTGACGCGGACTCCAGCGTAGTTCGGGTCTGGCGAGAACCACTGTCCACCGATGGTGCGCTGCTCTTCTGGTTGCTGCTCGCGTCCGAGGATGCGGTCAAGAAGTCCCATCGTTCTCCCTACAACTCAATCCACTTCACTTCGGCTCGCGGCTTCGGCGCTGGAGCATTTCCGAGTGTACCAGCACGCGAGTGCGCCATGAGGCTGGCCACTAGTAGGTCGATGCGCTTCAGCGAGGTCTTGCTCTCTTTGCGAATCATCAACCCATTGCGCGAGTAGTACGGTGTGGCGTTGGCTGCGTGACGTGAGAGGCTTGGGTCCCCATTGTGCTTCACGCGACCATTGACCACGGCATCATAGAACGCAGCGGTGGCTGGAACCATGCGGCTCGGCGTCTGTGGAAACTCCACCACTGGGAGTCCCATCTGTTGCCACGCCTCCATTGACCGCTGCCATCGGAAGGGGTCACAGACAATCTCGCGCACATTGAACGCCTTGCAGATGTCCAGCATCTTCGCCTCGACCTCCTCCACTGGCACGCGCCAGGAGAGTTCGGCGTCTAGCGGTCGCTCCCAGTGTCCGAGTACGAAGAACGCCTTGTCTGCCACGCGGCAGGCGACGATGGCAGTGGAGTCGTTGCTGAACGAGCCGTCAAAGCCGAGCACGATCTCGTCCTCCTTGTTGAGCGCGATCTGGTCATCCTTGCAAGCGTCCCAAGTGCCGTTCGGCAGGAATGCGGTCGCGCTGCTCACCCACTGATTCAGACGCTTTGTCCTGAACTCTGCCTCTGGCGTGCGCTTCTTCGCTGAGAGAAGGTCGTCAAGCGAGAGGATCGCGGGATCACTGAGCAGCCCAGGGTTTGCCTCGCCCCACTTCGTCTCGTCAAGGTAGGCGTCGTCAGCGGCTTCCCACCACGCCATGCCGAGCGTGGGGTCATCGTTCTCCCCAGCGATGCGCCTGCGCGCCAACTGGTAGAGCGTGTAGGCGATGGAGTCCGAGCCAGTCGAGTCCATGCGCTGACCAGCGGTGGTGATGGCAACGAAGAGCGGCGACTTGCGGGCGCCCATTGAGAGCGACAGAACGTCAAAGAGTTCGCGGCTCGGCCATGCCGCCAACTCGTCCGCGATGACCAGCGAGGCGCTGAGTCCTTCTTTGGTGAAGGCTTCGGAAGAGAGCGCCTTGTAGACGGTGCCAGTCCCCTTGAACTCCATTGCGTCTCGGTATAACTTGATCTGCTCGCCAAGTTCTGGACTCATCTCAACGGCTCGTCTGGCATGGCTCATGACCAACTTCGCCTGGTCTCGGTCAGCGGCGGCTGAGTAGATTTCGCCGCCTCGGTCGCCATAGAGTCCGAAGAAGAGTGGCAAGGTAGAGGCCAGCGCGGTCTTGCCGTTCTTGCGGGCGATGCCAGTCAGGAAGAAGCGGTGCGTGAAGGTGCCGTCTTCCTTGCGTGCCAGCATCCTGCGGAGGAGACGCCTCTGCCAGATGCGGAACTTGAGCGGCTCACCAGAGGCGCCAGCGATGGAGTCTTTGGCAATGGGTACGAGGTCCTCGGCAAAGTCCGCAACGATGTCGCCCAGGCTCCTGGTTAGGTCAGCGGGCGCCACAGGGGTCAGCCAGCGCGGTGGCCATCCTTCGCCGCTAGGCGGTCGCGGTACTTGTCGATGCGGCTCTGGCTCTCGACCATTGCGATCCCCAGTTTCGCTCGGTCGGCTGGAGTCAGTCCGAGGTGATTCATCCACTTGCGAATACTCTCCTCTGCGCTTGTCCTCATGCCCACCGCTGGGTGTGCGTAAGCATAGCCCTTGTCGGTGTAGAGGACTGGACCGTCGGTTGCGATGCGTGCCTCAAGCCCTGCAAGGAACTCAATGTCCTTGACCAGCATTGTGAGCGCGTCTCGGTCGCTGACCGCGATCCAGGCTCCAGCGTATTCAACGATCCGCTGCCAAGCCTCGGTCGCAAGCGGCCCCAAACCGTCAGGCACGCCCAGTTCGGACGCACGCGGGAGGCTGTTTGCGAGTTGCACAACGACGGCCCGACTCGGCTTCAACGTGCCGCGTTTGGCTTTGACTTCGTTTGGAGTGCGTGCTGGTCCTGGCATAAATCCCCCCTAGCCTAACCTGTCCGCCTACGCACAGCACTCGGCGCTGGGTACTGGCCGTGTGCGTATTCGTAGAATCTTGAACGCCCCCCTGTTCACCAGTTGCGAATCATTTGCTCTTTGTTGCGCGGCGCTGCGCGCGGTTCGGCATAGGTGTTGCCGTCGTCTTCTTGCGCGCCGTCATCAACTCGATGAGTGGCTTCCAGTCAGCGGCGTAGACCTTCACCTGGTCGTATCGTTCCATCGCAGCGGAGACCGCCCCCCTGTCTACCCGCCCCCCCTTCGTCTCTTCATAAACTTCCTGCAGCGCAGTGACGATTGCAGGCACGTTCGGGATTGCGAAGAAGGATGTCTGGAACTCATCCCACACGCGCTGGACTGGCACTGCCTTGCAGTGCGGCCCGATCAACTCAGGTTGCGCGCTGAAGTCAGAGACGATCACTGGCGTGCCGCATGCCTGACCTTCCACCGCAGGGATGCCGAAGCCTTCTCCCATTGAGGTGAGCAGTTGCACGTCGGCGGCTGAATACATGGAAGCGATAGCGTCCTGCGGGATGCCATTTCGGAAGTGTGTCGGGTGTGGATAGCGGACACGCTGCGGGTCAATGCCAAGGTGTGCGACGAGTCGCGGGATGTTCACGCCCTCGCTATGTCCGTTTGGTTCGGTATGCACCATCCAATAGACGTCAGGTCGGTCGCGCATAAAGGTTGCCATCGCGTCAGCCATCTCACCGAACGCTTTGCGAACTGGGATGCGTCCACGGTTGGCAGCGTTGGTCACCACGAGGTAGGCGTCCTCTGGGATTCCCATTGCCTGTCGCGCGCCCTTGCCTCGGTCGTAGAAGATGCTGCGGTCGATGGCGTGAGGGATGTAGGTCAGTTCTTCTCTTGGCACGCCAGCCTTCAGGAGTCTGTCCTCACCGAAGCGGCTCATTGCGATGACGTGATGCTTCCCTTCCAGTGCGAACTTCGCAACGCCAGGTGGCACTGGGTCGTGGTCGATGGGCGTCCAGCAGGCGAGGTTGAGTTCCTTGAATGCCTCAACGCCGTTCAGCGGCCAGAGGTCAAAGAGGATCACGCCGAAGCCTGGCTCATCGCCAACCCACGCCTTGATGTTCTCAGGTGCTGCGTCTAGCGAGTAGCGGATCAGTCCTTCAGGGAAGATCGGGTGGCCGTGTGAGCAGTTCATCATCACGGCGGCACCGTGATTCGCGCTCACTGCGACCTCGTGACCGTCGGCAACCATCTGGTGAACGACCTGTGCGGTCTGCATGCCGTAGCCCGAAGGGATGTGGCATGCGTTTGAGTACCAAGCGATGCGGCTCATGTCCTCTCCTCTGCTCCTACTTGTGCTTGGTCGCACGACCGTGGCACGGACGACATACTACCCGAAGCCTGTGTTCTGGTGCAAGGAGCGGACCGCCCTTGCTCAATGGGTCAAGGTGGTCCACGGTCAGGTCGGTGGTCTTGCCGCACACCTCACACCACGGACGCTTGCTTCGCACTTGGCTGCTCAACTTGCGCCACGCGGGGTCAAGGTATGGGTTGGGTCTGCCTTCCTTCCATTTCGCCTGCGCTGCGGATCGGTGTGTCTGGCATCGGTTGCCAACCATCGTCAGCACGCCGCAATCAAGGCACGGCCGCTGGAAGGTCACGCCTTAGGGAACTCAGGGATGCTCAGTGAAGGAGCGATAACAGCCGCGAGGTGGTCGGTCATGCGCTCGGTTGCGTCTTCGTATTGCGGCGAGTAGACGGCCCACGCAACCTTGCCGAGTGCCTCTTCAAGATTCTCCACCACGCGGTCGGTGCGGCACGTCACGAGGTGCAGGAGTTCGTGGGTCAGGATCAGGCGTTGCTTCTCTGGCTCCTGTCTCCAGAAGTCATGAGCGACGCGAAGGTCTGCCGTGAGGTTCTGCGCGTGCGGGTCAATGTCTGCCCAGGCGTCTACGTCGGAAGCATCACGAACGACGGTCACCTTCCAGTCGCCGATGTAGAGCATGGTCTGCGACTCGATGAGCCACTCCTCCAACAGCGTCCACTTGTCTGGCTTTGCCATCCGTCCTCCAGTCCTCAGGGTGAAGTAAGCCTGGCGATGGGAGGACTCCACCGCCAGGCGGGTGCCGCCCAGAGGCGGCGCGTCGGGAAGTCTAGCGGGTCAAGGCTTGACCCAGATCGTGACGTAGCCGCGCAGAAGCGGATGAACGCCTAGTCGTGCGAGGAAGTCACGCACAAATCGATGCTTGCCGTGCTGCTCGCTCACGCAGTCGTCCACAGCAATCAGGCACCCAGAAGGGAGCCGCGCGTAAACGGCTGCAAGTTCGGCGAGATGGTGAGTCGGAGAGTCAATAGTCTCGGTGAGGTCGTATGAATCCAGGTAGAGGAAGTCCACGGTCTCAGGCTCCACCATCGTACGAAGGCCGACCACGGAATCTACGCACGCCACCTTGAAGTGCTTCACCTGCGAGGCTGCGGCTTTGCAGTTGTCTGCGCTGATGTCCATGCTCAAGCCAGTGCCGCCCACCTTGTCGAGCAGCCAATCCCAGAGCAGGGTGCTTTGCCCATCGCCTCCCCAGTTGTTTGGCTCACGAGCGCACCCAGTCTCAACAATGTTCACTGGTCGGCCGCGCGCAATCAGGTCAGCGATGATCGTCCTGAACGCTCCCCACCTACGCGTGTTGCCGAGGTGACGCTCAAACTCAGCGTCAAAGTCTGCAAGGCGAATCATGTGACCTTGTATGTGTAGGTGCCGCATGAGACGCGGAAGACCATGCCGTTCACTTCCTTCACGCGGTCATCCACTCCACCGACCAGGCCGCAGAGTTGGCAGATGGCGAGCCAGTCTTGGTCAGCGGCGAGCGAGTCAAAGTTCTGCGGGTGCTTCAAGCGCGCCTCCTCCTCGTCAAGATTCTCCTCGACCATGACGCACTGCCCAACGGTGATGTTGTTCTGCTCCCAGCGCAGCGCGTGTCCTAGTGTCTCCTGCGACAACACCGAAGCGTTGTGCATGGCAGAGCCACGCCAACTTGAGCGATTGAACTCAACGTGTTCCTTCGTCTGACCGCCCAGGCGTCTCATGCTGCGCTGCGTCAGTTTCTTGTGTTCCTTCTTGCGATGTGGTCGCTGCATCTCAATGAGCCTCCAGCCATCGTCAGCGACTGGACCGAAGAGCGAGATGAACCGCTGCTCAATCTCTTCAGGCACGCGGCGCTCCTCAGCGACGTAGGCGTAGCAACTTCGTCGGCTGATCTCCAGGGCATCAGCAAGTGCCTCAACTCTTCCACGCGGGGTCTTGGTCGGGAAGGCGTTCTTGGCAACGGTGCGAAGCCATGCGCCAGTGATTGAGCGAACTGTGGTCATCCGTCCTCCTTACTTGCCTGGGGTTGTCTCCTCGATTATGACCTCAGTGACGCCAACATGCAAGCCACGAAGCGCGCTGAAGGCGTGCGGCGATAGGTCAATGCTGCGACTGCGTGCCGTCCACGGCCTCTTGAGGTCTCGCTTGCAACGCGCGCAGTGGTCAACGACCAACACATAGACGCATCGCGTGCGCTCATCTGCTCTGCACACCTTGATGGAGTATGGGTCGTCGCCCCAACGATACGATCCGACGGCTGCGTAGAACTTCCAGCCTGCGCGGGTGTACCAGGTGGACTGGGTTCCGTTCTGGTGGTACGTCGCGTTGTACCAAGACGCAATGCCTCGCACTGGGATTCCATGCTCTGTCCTCACTCCGACGCTTGGGTGGACGGCGAGCATCACCGCCAAGAAGAGTGCGACTATTCGCTGGTCTCCGCGATGTACCAGAGCAGCGCCATGAACCCAATCATGAACACCACGCCAGCAATCACAGAGCCTCCTCAGTCTCCGTCTCGCCGAAGAAGTCCACAAACTCCTCAAGGTCAAACACAATCAACGCACGACGCTTCGTGCCTGGTCCTGGTGAATCGCCCATCACAACGGCTCGCAACTTCTCGTAGCGGAACGGCACCTTGCGGAGCCAGCCGTCAATGCGCTCAGGGTATGAGCCGCCAACCTTGCACTGGATGTCGTAGACGCCAGTCGCCACGTCAGTCGGGCCACCAGCCCAGCCGATGCGACGGCCGTTCAGCCGATCAGCCACCTCGCGCTCAAAGGCATTGCCTCGATTGCGCGCGTTCTTGCCCCGCCTGCTCTTGGCGGGGTCAATCATCTTCTTGATGGCTTCGTCCTTGAAGTGTCCCATCAGATAAGTCTAGCCAGTGCC